GTCGCCGTCGTCGGCAACGACATCGTCGTCCGCCCAATCGACCGGGTTCTGTCTCCACGGGTCAGCGCGCGGCGCGCGTCGCCCGACGTCGATCGCGGCTAACGCGATCTTGCACTCGAAAGGGACAGCCTTCGCCCGCAGCCAGTGATATTCTTTGCAGACGACTCTCGCGACTTCCGTCGACGTCGCCACTCCTCTGTGGAGCTTCTCCGCAGTCACCTCAGGGGCAGTCGCGCACCACACCCGGTTGCGATCGATGTTCGGGACCTTCTTCGCACGCACGACGCTTTCGAGTCTCGCGAGCTCCGCCCGTGCTTCGGCCAGGAACGGATCGGCGAGCTTCTGGATACGAGGATCGGCTTTTTCGAAAAACATTGGTTTTCCTAACCGTTCACATCGGGACGCCGCAAATCTGGACGGCGAAGAGAAGGACGCGGCGGTCGTCGCCGACTTGGTATCGGCGCGCGATCCAGTCGAACTTGACCGAAATAGCTTTGTCCGCGATCATGCCGTTAGCCCACTCGGCATATACGCCGGTTGCGAGATGGTCGAGTCGGGAGTTGACGGCGTCGTTCTTGAAGCCGAGCAGCGCCAGGAAGAAACGGTATCGCTCTTCCGGGTTGAGCAGCGCCGTTCGCAGGATGTCGCCGATGGCTTCGGCTATGACGACGGGCTCGCCGGGAAGCCGATGCGCTCCGATTCGGCGGCGCATGATGTCGTGCCGGTCCTGGTATTCGCGCTTCGAGAGGGCGTATTTGAAGCTCGCGAAGACGAGCTCGACGATCTTCGGAACTGTCTCATGCTCGAGGGCGACGTCGCCAACCGTGGTTGGAAGGCCGATATCGGAAAGGAGTGCCTCGGACTCCGAGCGGCTCACGCCGATGATGACGAGTGCGCCTGCGAGCCACTGCACGAGTTCGTCCTTGCCCATCCCGTCTTCCATGATCTTTCCGCCAAGAGACATGTAGCTAACAAGAGACATTTTTCGAAAAACTCGTGTTGTCCTACCTGTTCCACTAGTAGTGGGCGTCGACATACGCCTCGGCCTTGGTTCGGAACTCGTTGCCGACGAGAGGAGCGACGAGGTTCGCCGCCGTCGATGAGAGCTTGCGCTCAGCGATGGTCGCGATGTACGCGAGGTTCGGAATTGCGCGCATCCGCACTGTTCGATAGAGGTCGCCGTACATGGCCTTCCCCATATCGCGAACCACGCCGGTTTCCCTGGTTCGAAGCTCGGCGAATCTTCGCAGTTCCGCGATATCGGACTGCAGCATTGGAAGCTCGGCGAGCACTCCCTGGTTCGACGTGACGAACTTGATCGCCATGTAGTAGCCCGCGAGTCCGTAACCTTCGAGTAGGTAGAACTGGGAAGCGATCAGTTCCGCTGCGAACCCGACTGGTTTGCGCGACATGTGATAGGCTGCGGATATCATCGCACGCTTCGCCGCCGGCATCGCGACGAAGGCAATGTGTATCGCCTTGATTTCTTCCGCGGTTAACGCATCTGCGCCGGTCATGAACCGGTCGCCGATCTTAGCGCGAGACTTGAGGGCGCGCGGCCTGTTGGCGGTAAACGCGGTTATGTTCTGGTCTCTAGGCTCCTTGACGACCGCGTAAATCGCGATGGTTAGCATCGCAGCTGCTGCCCCGACCGAGACGTTCTCGGGAGGAGGCTGGGGCGCGATGACCGGCCGGGCGTCGGTGCCGTCGATCGTGAAGGCGGCCGTTCCGCCAGACGAAACGAAGGCGTCGTAGCCGCTGTTTCCGGCGGCCGCTGCGGTGATGGTCAGACCCTCCGCGGACAAGCTCTGCCTCCCGAAGAAGGCTGCGTATGCGGACAGGACGCCTGCCACGCGAACCGCCGGGGTCGAGTTCGCGCACTTGAGCAGTGCAACCACCAGCGACGACGGCCGGTTGTGCATTTCGCAGAACAGCGTTACGGCCTCGCCGTGCGAGCCGGTTCGGGTCGCCGCGGCACGTTCAGATGCGCTGAGGTTGGCGACAGTGTCGAGTGCGTTCGAGATGCGAGCAAAGTCGGACATGATTTTTCGAAAAACTACTGTTGTCCTACCCGTTCACTCGAAGACCCAGGCGATCGATACGGTCGATGGTTGCGATTCACCGGACGTGGTGGGCGCCGGTGTGGCAGCGCGCGGATGTGCTCCCGCGAGGAAGTCGTCGTCGTCTCTGAACGGGACGCCGAGCGCCGGAATCGGCGGGGCGGCGGCGGCTGCGAGCCGGTCGACGTGTTGCGCGAGGCTCTCGAGGTAGAGAGCGCGCTCTTCTCGCTCGAGGGCAAGTGCGCCCTTGACTTCTGCGAGCCGCTCGAGCGCTTCGTTGACGCCCTCCTTCGTTGCGGCCGCAGTGCTTACGGAGTCTTCGAGCCTCTCGAGGCGCTCGACGGCACGCTCGTATCGCTCGGTCGCCTCGTCGCGGCTCTCGTTCGCGTCGTCGACGGCGTTCTTGAGCGCGGCGACCCTTTCCTCGAGCTCGCTTATCGCTGCAGCGCGCTCGTCGTATCTCGCCTCTGCGGCGGACAGTCGCTCGAGGAGCCGCTCGCGGTCCTGGTCGGCCTGCGCAAACTCGGCGGCGACGAGCCGTTCGACGAGCGCGACGATCGCAGGGTCAGAAGCGTCGATTGCCTGCGAGACCGCAGACGGAGACCGTCCTGGCGGAGTCTTAGCCGTCC